TAATCATGGCAATCGTTCAGAGGGATGACAAGGGCAGGTTTCTGCCCGGTCAGAGCGGTAATCCAGCAGGAAAGCAGAAAGGACTCCGCAACTACATAACTCACGAGCGCTTGATGCTCGAAGCGGGTTTGCGCGACTATATCGCAGACCCGGCTCAGGCAAAGAAGCTCTTGACAGGTATCGACCGTGTTCTCGACATTGCGGTCGCAGGCGAAGACAAAGACGCCATTTCAGCAATGAAACTCCTGCTTGACCGAGTCATGCCCGCCATGCCGCCCAAGGAAGCGGAGGAAGCGGAGAAGACCGATAGACGTTTGACCATTCAGATAATTACCAACCCAGACGCCAAGGTTCCTGTGCAAGCAGTAATCGACGGCGAATTCACAGAGATAGAGGAATCACCTATGCCTACTCCCGGCGAAACACCCAGCAAGCAGAACCCCGATACGCGTCAAGGCGGCGAAGGTACTGTCAGCTTGCATAACACGTCAAACGATGCTCTCTTAAAGAGCCTCGGCAAGCCCGGCAATGACCACGAGAACGTACAGTCGAAAGAATCAGGCACTAAGTAATGTCTGCTCAATCGACGGACGAACAGAACGCCAAGCCAGCTCTCGGCGTAACTAACCGCAGCGCCTCCGTACGGAAGGTGAGTCAGACTATCCGAGACGCATCGGCTACTCTGCACACCCCCACGGCAGCACTTACGGCTGATGCCCGCATCCAGAAAGTCGGCGGCAGCACGAAGTAATGGCCGCTGAGACGGCGGACGAGAGGCTGGCGAGGCTTGATGCCGAGACAGCCGCTGAGCTTGAGGCTGAGCGTATAGCAGATGCAGACGCCGAGCTTGCTCGGATGTTCGGCACGCCTGACGACGGGGAAGTAGTAACTGTAGCCCCTACGCGAGATACGTTCAAAGCGTTCCGCGCTCGTGAGGCAGCTAACAGGGCTGCCGAAGCGGCGGCTGACGCTAAAGTCGAGGCGGATATAACCGCAGACGAGAACCGTGACTTTCTGCATAAAGCGGCGGCACCGGCTACCACCGGACTCGCCCGTAGAGCATCGCGCCTTGACCTCGCCATAGAAGGCGCGGACGAGGTTCAGCGCTTGAAAGACGCACAATCAACGGACTTGCAGAACTAATGGCTATTGGAAAACCAGCACGAGCGCGAGACAGAGAGGCGCAGCGTAAAGCGCGCAATGCTCAGCGTACAGAGAACCCGACCAAGGGAACAGCTAAAGCAGACGCCGACAGAACGGCGGCGTTCCTCAAAGCTACCCGGTCGCGCCAGAGTACAGACAGCAATAACTAGCCGGAGGGGTCATGGCTGTAATCCAATTCAACCTGCACCCCGCACAGGCGGAGATACATGCAAACCCAGCGCGCTTCAAGATCGTGGCGGCAGGTCGCCGGTTCGGCAAGACCGTCTATAGCGTCATACGTTGCTTTGAGGAGGCATTGGCGCAAGTCAATCCGCTGGGGACGAAACTCGACTCCTCGTCCGAAGTCATCTATGTAGGGATCGACAGAGAGCAGGCGCGACGTAACGCTTGGCCCTACTTCAAGAAGTTTGCTCAAGAGATCGAAAAGGCCACTGGCCTCGAATGTCGGACTCTTGAGAAGACCTCTATGGTCGAATTGCCACCGGAACTTGGTGGCTGCCGTATCCGTCTTTTGGGTATGGATGATCCAGACGCCGCCCGTGGCATGAAGCTACGATTTGCCGTACTTGACGAGTACGCGGATATGCCGCCTCGTGTTTGGCCGGAGATCATTAGACCTGCACTAGCAGACGTGCGGGGTGGTGCCTTGTTCATTGGTACGCCGAAGGGGCGTAACCATTTTTACGAGCTGGTTCAAATGGGCATTGAGTCCGACGATTGGGCCGTGTTCAACTTCTCGATGGATGACAACCCTCTCATCCATGAAGACGAGCGCTTAGCGCTTGCTAAGGAATACGCACGGGGCAGCCAAGACCTCTACGAGCAAGAGATCAAGGCCAAGTTTATCACAGCCGAGGGACAGCTGTTCAGGGCCGACCAGTTCAAGATCATTGACAAACGACCGGTACAGCAATACGAGAATTTCCTTGCAGTCGATCTGGCAGGCTTTGCCGCCGACCCCGACCGCAAAAGAGAAATGCGCAAGTTGGATGACAGCGCTATCGCGGCAGTCTCCATAGACGCAGTTGGCCGCTGGTACGTTGACGATATAGAGAGCGGCAAGTGGGGCGTACGCGAGACAGCAAATCGCATAGTACGCTCAGCTAAGAAACACCAAGCCCCCATTATCGGAATAGAGAAGGGTGCGCTTAAGAACGCAGTAGAGCCGTATATGACGGAGTACATGGCCCGGTACAACAGGTGGTTTGAGATCAAGCCATTGACGCACGGGAACAAAGCCAAGTACGACCGCATCCAATGGGCGCTACAGGGTAGAGCGCAGAAAGGCGACATCTACCTAATCAAAGGCGACTGGAACGAGAAGTTTATTGACCAAGCTGTTAGCTTCCCCTCTCGCTACGTACATGATGACTTGGTCGATGCGCTAGCATACATAGATCAAATGGCCCCGGTCAACATCAGCAAGTTCGACATTGCTCAGATCGAGGAAGCGACCAAGTACACCCCATTAGACCCGAGAGCAGGTTATTAAATGCCGAATCAAATCGTAAAAGAGCGTGAAGTAGCGACCGACAAGCCTAAAGTACAGGCAGGCGCGAGAGGAACGCTCGTGGGAGACGTGATTGCTGACATAGTACCTTGGAGAAAGCTCCGAGACGGCAAGTTTGAGAACCTGTGGGACGAATTTTACGCCAAGTGGCGCGGTTTTTGGATGCCTCAGCACAAAAGTTTCAAGACTGAGCGCTCTAGGATCATTTCACCGCTGACAAGCATGTCAGTCGATCTCACGTCCGCTGAGATAATCGAGGCTGTTCTTGGCCGTGAGTACTTCATCGACCTGCCGGACAATTTAGGCGATGAAGACACTACCGATGTCGATGCAGCGCGCAAATTACTCGTCCAAGACCTGAAAAACGTCGGTTTTATCGACGAGTTCGCTCTGACAGCGCTAAACGGTTGCTTATACGGCACCGGCATTACCAAAATACAGATTTCTACCAAAGTAGAGAAGAAACTGAGCCGGGGAGAGGACGGCAAGCTGAATATAGAGGAAGTTGAGGTCGTAGTCGTCAAGCCCATAGCCATTGAGCCGGGCCAGTTCGTAGCAGACCCGTCTGCACGCTCTATTGACGACATGAAGGGATGCGCACACGAATTTCTAATGCCTCTCAGCACTCTCAAGCGTAAACAGCAGTCAGGACAGTACTACAACACCAAGGTCGGGGCCTTCAAGGCTCGGATCATATCCAAGAATCGCGGAGATACCGAGGAAGGTAACGTACGCGATCAGGGCGAGGTAGCTTACGTCACGGAGTACTACGGCGAGGTTCCTACACGCCACTTCCAAGCAGCTATCGCCGAGGGCAAGGGCACTCCGCTGTCTCAGGAAATGCTACAGGCAATTCCCGAGGAGCTGATGACGGAAGCTATCGTTACGATAGCCAACGAGACGACACTACTGCGCGCTATTGAGAACCCGCTGATGACCGGCGAGCGTCTCATCGTGAGCTACCAGCACGAGGCAGTGCCCGGCAGGTTCTACGGTCGCGGTGTGTGCGAGAAAGCAGCGAACGTACAGCGTGCGATGGACGCCGAAATGCGCGCACGTATAGACGGACTGGCATGGTCTAACATGCCGATGTTCGCAGGCGACCTTACCCGGTTGCCTCCGAATTCTAACATGAACGCATGGCCCGGTAAGATGTGGGGCACACGCGGCAACCCGAACGAAGTACTCAAAGAATTCAAGATCAGCAGCCCCGACCAGAACTCCTACGCCCATATTCAGGACTTGGAGAGAATGGGGCAGCAGGCTACAGGTGCGCTGGACAGTCAAGGCTTGCGCAGTGGCGTCCGCGACGAGACTGCGACTGGTAGCGCGCTGGCGGCTTCCTCGTTCATCAAACGGTCTAAGCGTACGATGTACAACATCGAAGGCTACATGAACCGTCTAATTAGACGGGTACTCCGTCTAAAGATGCAGTTCGAGCCACAGAAATACCCACAGGATTACGAGTTCCAAGTGCGAGGCAGCATAGGTATCATGGCCCGCGAGATTGAACAAAGTTTCATGGTCAATATGTTACAGGTAATTGGCAAGGATTCTCCTGCCTCTATGCCTATCATAAGGGCCATTTTTGAACACAGCGGCTCACCGGTACGGTCTGAAGTCATCCAAGCGCTTAAGGCGATTGAGGACAAGCAGCCGTCACCAGAGGAAGCTGCCGCACAGAAGGCCCAGCTGGAACTGCCAGTAGC